GGGCTTCCGTATGATATGTAATCTGTTTTGATTTTACATAGCTCATAACCACTGTAGCTCTCAGCCTTACGCTGTATTTAGTACAGCGTATTGTGAGGTCTCTTTGTTTTAGAGTATGTATGATAGACTATTACATAACTATCTGCTCATATAAGCTTTTTTTTTCCCGTAGTGCATTCGGTAAATGCACACCCGGTTGGTGGACCTATAACCACCTGTAGCTCATAATCATGAGCATATAGTCTAATGGACTATAAACATTCCGAATGATTTATTCGGTGATTCATCAGTAGAGAAATTCTACGACATGTTGACAACAACGGTATATTGATATAATGAACCCGTGTCCTATTTAATGTTATATTTTTAAATAGGGAACAAAATCCCAGTCCTACCCAACCCAACCATCCAGTCTTTATTGGCGACATGTTTTAACAGCGGTATATTGGTACAATGAACCCGCGCCCTACCCATGTTCTGGTAGGGAAATAATTATGACTCAGTCATTTATTCCCGTTAAAAGGATAGAAATGTGCACAGCACCACATTTCGAACACACCAATTGTTTTATAATTCCTCTATAGTTATATTATAAAGTTACGACAGCAATAGCTCGGTACGAAAGTTTTACGTGATGGATATAATATGATATTTTGTGAAGAATGTTACAAATTGAGGCAATCTCTAACTTGATTAAGAAGTGAAAAACGACAGGAAACAAGCTGACGCGCTAGTTAAGTCGAAAACACCTCTGCATTTATATGGTCGTACCAGAATTTGTAGATAAAAGCGTTCGAGGGCAGCATTGGCCGTAATTAACAATGTCTAACAGTCGGTCCGCGATACTTCGAGTATGCGGAGATAGTCAATCACCTCAAGTAATATAGCATGATACAAAGGAAGGATCTTGTATCACTAGATTTAAAATTACATGTTCTTTATTTTACTAGCGAAATGTATAGCTGAAACCCAACGTGGATGGAAATTCCTAGGGATAGTAAGGCTTGTGGTGTCCAGTGAGCAAAAACTCAACCAAGACCCGTGTCTTAGTTTTGTTTTGCTTTCTGGACTATTCGATTTTATTTAATTATATATCAGAATGGTCATAGAAAGTTTAAACAATATTAAGAGAAGCACAACAAAAATGGAGGTAGCCGAGTCAAAAGACTTTAAAAATTCGACGCGAGTAAGCTCAAAGAGTGATCTCGTGTCCAAGCGCTTTAATAAGCGCAATTTGGAGGAAGCATTGAATAGGAGGAATAAGCGTGTACCTTTCGGAGGGATAACTTATATTGGTGACAAGTTTTTCACCCTAGAGGACGATATACGACGTAATATTTTGCACAACGGTAGTGTGAAATACATGGCGTGGCGTTCTTCTAAAACGGCTGTTAGTATTGTCGACCAATGTTGTTTTAATTCGGATATTAAGCCCATATCCAATTTTAGACATAAATTTTATCTGGTTAGAGATGAATTTGAAAACATTTGGTTTTCCACTCGCGACGTTAGAAGAGTCGGAGTGGTGAAGATAGATAGCACCTTGGGTGTATCATTCTTTTTTACAAAGGCAGGATGGTTTTATTTTAGTGCTGTTATAAATATAACTACCGGCCAATACACTTATGGTAGTAACGATTTTAATTTAGATTACGAAGTTGTCTCTTCTTGCGAGGAGATGGATAATTTAGTAACACTATTCGGATTGTTTAACACCACAGGTCGTGCAATGGGCAATATTAAGGAAAATAATATTGCAAAATGGAGGAAGAAGAACGATAGGAATTTGAAGATCGCATTACCTAAAGAGAAGTTTCTTTACCCTGAATCCGGCGTTTTAGATGCCGTTGATAGATTCAAAAGTTTTCTGAAGGGTTATAATTACTGCGAAAAAAAAATATCACAGGCTGTATCAGTCTTACAAACTCCACCAGAGGATGTACTAGAACAAATAGTGGTATATGCAGAGAGATTTTTTGCTTTCACTACAGGTATTAGTGCGACTTCATCAATTTCGGGTGCTATTTCCGTCGCGTATCTTTATGTTTCGACATTTGGATTTCAGCGAAGCATTAGTTTGTGGGCAGGTAAATTGTTATCGCACAAGCTAACTGAAATTAGCGAGGGATTACAACCTCAAAGTTCATATCAAGATTTTAAGAATATGTTCACAGATGTGCAATCTGTGAAAAATTCCCACGTCTTAAAAAGTATAGTAAAGATATTTGAGTCTTTTCTGCTTTTACAAATTGTTCCTGATTCTTTTGTAGAATTGTGTAGTACTACCGGTATCTTGAAGGTGTCAGGTATAGATATTACTTCTATAAAGAAGAAAGAAAGCTCGTCATTGGATGTGATAGAGAGTTTGATTGAAAGTGTATTGTTCGTTATTGACAAAGTATCAGTAGCGGTATTATCACAAAATGTCACATCACTCTTTATAGACAACACACGTATTTCAGACTTGGATTCGCAGTACGTACATGCGATAGCATGTAAGGATTTCTTAGATAATGAACCATTTTTGCAATCTTACGATGCAGTACCTCCGTTCAAGACAGCAAACGGCTACTTGGTCAGGCTGGATGAGTTAATAAAGTCATATGAAGAATTGGCTCGTGTGGAATCTAAATCGAAATTCACACAGACTTATTCAAACATTAGTAGGAAGATTATACTACTTAATCAAATAGTAATCCAAGCTAGAGAAGATATAAAGCGCGCACCCATACGAGAGCAGCCATTCAGCTTGTTGATTAGCGGTACTTCTGGAATAGGGAAGACTACTATTTACGGTTCACTTATTAACCATATTTGTAAATTTAATAAAATAAGTTGCGAGCCTCGAGACCGTGTCACTTTAAATGAAGCTGACAAGTTCCAATCCGAAGTAAAGATGGGAACTAGTGTTATTATTATGGATGATTTGTGTAATGGTACTGCCAGATCTTATATAGCAGGATCACCGTTAGGTAACGTAATCAAGATCATTAACAATGTTCCTTGCGCCGCAGTGAAAGCTGCTGTACACGAGAAAGGACAAGTTTATTTTAATAACAAACTCACAATAGCGACTACAAATTGCCCTGACTTACAGGCACGAATTTGGTCAATAGAACCAGCCTCTGTACTGCGGCGGTTCCATTACCATATACACACTAAGCTTTTACCGGAATACGCAACATTGCAAAATACACTAGATGCTACGAAGCTCGATAAAGGGGTATATACCCCTGCCTGGGAATTCGATGTGCACGTAATAGAGGCATTAGAAGGTGATTTCAGGTTTAAATCAGTACACAAGACGTGCCATCCTTTGTCTTTAATTGGATTTTTGCAAAACGAGTCGAAAAAGCATTTTGATGCACAGAAAGCGTATGTATCGAGCATGCAGGACATGGATTCAGAAGCGATGTGTAGTGAACACAATTGTTACGCAAGTATTTGCCCTTTTTGCAAAGACCCCCAATTTTTTGTTCCTGAAAACTGGATCAGTGAGATCGGAGACGCACTAATTGGCGCAAAGCGCATGCTATTTCCTCCTCCTAGTGACGAAGAATGCGATGATCGCAGAGCATTGCTGCGACAAGCCAGAAAGGTGGCAATGGTGAACTTAGAAAAAACATCACTGATTTTGGATGAATTTTCAAGAGAATACCACTTCGCAATTAATACCATCATGGTCGATAGATGTAGCTCTGTATTAGAACTCGGATGGGAGATCGAGGAAGCCCCTCCTAGCGAAGCAACGGATCAGGCGCGTAGATCGTGGCTGTGTGATAGCGATATCTCTAAGTGGCAAGAATCGGTATTTGCGTGTGCTTTTGATGACGTCAAATCGAAGTTGAAATTACATAACGATGAGCGCAACGCTGCATTCACTTCTTGTGTGAGAAATTTCAGCCTTGGTAGATCTCTGTCGTCGATATATGGTACTAAGCCTATTGACGATGATAGAGATTCTTTATGGGAAGAAATAACAGTCGATGAATGTCTGGAGGATTACACACAGACGTGGGGATGGAAGTTTAAGAATGTAGCAGTTAATGTTTTAGAGGTATTTTGGATTAAGTACGGTGGCAGATCCATGCTCCAGACAATATCGAATACCTTTAAAGTGAGGGACGTAGCCGCTGTGACAATAGCAGCGGGAGTTACGCTAACTGCGGCGGGAATGCTCGTTAGAAGTATATCACCTTATGCTCGCAGGTTTCTAAACACTTGGAAACTTGTTGCTGAGGTATCACCCGAGCGTGGTGAAGAAAATATTGAATACGGACACATTACACCGCGCCTACTACCCACTGACGGGGGTTTCAAGTCTCTCGTCTTGGAGGAAATCCCGCGATCTACGCAATCTCATAGTTCTACATCAACGCAATTTAGAATGAAATTAGAGCGATGTCTTGGTAGTTTACAGGCCATTTATTACAAGGATGGACAAATGAAGGCTTCTGTTACTAATGCATACCCATTATTCGGTACTTTATGGCTTGTACCGAACCATTCGTTTTCGGCTAGTATAGATTACACTCAAATAATTTTATTAACTAAAAGTGATAAGCAGGTGGGTAAGAGCACTACTGAAGCCTTTAACGAGAATAACTTATTTCGTATGCCTGAACACGATTTAGCTATATTGAATATTCCCTCTTATGGTACCGTTCCCTCGATGATCGATTACATCGCTACAGACCGTGTGTTGGCGGCTAAAGCAGGAACCATTTTTACAAAATTTGTAGATGGATCACTGCGAAGTGCAGTTGTAGAGGAAATTGTCTATAAAAAATCGATTAAAGGTGGTAAGTCTGTCGATGACAGGGGACGAGAATCGTACATTCAACAATATAGTGGCTATATGTATCGCGTGAGAGGAGGTACAGTGCAAGGTTATTGTATGAGTCCTATTGTAGACGAGGGCGGGACTACGGTTTTGGCTTTCCACCTTAGTGGTGAAAATGTTGTTAAATCGACTACAGAAGGAGGTGGATCTTATATATCTCCAATGGAGTTACGCACGAAAGCCATGTGTAATTTCCCACACACCGCACTCATATGTGGGCATGATATACTACCGAGTCCATACGGTAGTAGATTAGTGTCTGAATCAAATCCTCATGAGCGCCACGCCCTACACCGAATCGATGTAAATAATTTAGTGCACATAGATTATTTGGGAAGTCATGGACAATCAGCGAAGTTTAAGACTCAGTATCGCATTCATCCTAAAGTAGATATTGTATGTAAAACTCTAGGTCTTGTGCAAGTTCATTACCCTCCTACCACTACATTTATGCGAGAAGAAGGGATTACTATTGGAGATATATGGAAGAAAGACTTAACCGCCATCTCGGAAGTAAAAGGTTGTTTTAGGCCTACTCCGTTTTCTCAAGCATATGGTAATTTACTTTGTACCTACACAGCCGCGTGGTTTGAAGCTCCTGAATTACTGAGAGAAGATACACTTCCCTATTCAAAGCAGATGATTGTGAATAACCGGGATGGTCTGAATGGCCTTACACGCATCGATATGAAAACATCCGGTGGTCCTCACTTACCCGGCCCGAAGATTAACTATTGTAGGTTGTTGGAGTCGTCGGAGTATGTCTCTCATAACTTCACATTAAATGACGAGATTTGGGAGGAAGTAGAATCGTTAGACACGAAGTTGAGGAGAGGTGAGAGAGTGAATACAATCTTCAAGGCGTGTATTAAAGATGAACCCCTCAAGAAAAGCAAAGGCAAGATGCGTATTTTCGGTGGTTGCGATTTAGCATTTATGTGTGTAACACGTAGATACTACAGTCCAATAATTAGATTTATGTACAACAGGTGGTTGTCTTGCGAACTTGCAGTGGGTATGAACACATTTGGACCCGACTGGGATCAGCTAGCTTCCCATTTATTGCGATTCCCGAAGTTCTTAGCCGGTGATTATAAAAACTATGACAAAACAATGAATCCTATTTTGATTCAACAGTCTCTGGAAATAATGATTGCGATAGCTAAGATGGCCGGTTACACCAAGACAGACAGAACAGCTATGCGCAGTATAGCGGCGGAGATCGCATTTCCAACATATGATTACGACGGTAGTTATATACAAGTCGCTGGGAGTAATCCATCCGGGAACCCATTGACTGTAATTATTAATTGTATCGCCAATCAGTTATTGCACCGTTATGTATTTTACAATCTGTATCCTAAGTTTAATTTTACAGACCATGTTGTATTGACGACTTACGGTGATGATTGTTTGTGTAGTGTTTCTGATGATATACCAGCTTTTAATTATCAGAATATCCAGTCTGTGTTTGCGGAATCACGTATCGTCTGGACAGATGCGCACAAATCGACTGATCTATCTGGCAAGGGCTATGATACCATAGAAGACGTTAGCTTCTTAAAACGTTCTTTTAGGAGACATAGACTTTTAAACAGATGGGTGGGTGTTTTGGAGTTTTCTAGTTTGGCCAAGATGTTTTCAAACTATCGTGCGATAGCCAACGCGCACGATGCTCACACAGATGATGTGTTGGAGCAGAATCTAGCTACGTTCTTGCGAGAGCGTTATTTAGAGTTGGAAGAAGGAATAAGTGATGTCATTGAATTGACAAAACAGATACCTATTGGTAATGGAAAGTATGTACCTCACGAGTCCGTAGCAACAGTTCAAGCGCTGACGTTGTTATTCGAGAAGTTCCATGCTAGAAATTATGCACAAGGTACATATGTAGTGTCCGATGGGGATATTACAACACGCTCCTGTGAATATTTATTCGCAGAGTCCAATCTGATTTACGAATCTCCTAACCGCTCGAAATGGAGATTGACGAATGATTGGTCAGAAACGAGTAGCGGCCCTGCGTCTTTAGAGACCGGACGCAGGGCGGACGCAAATGATCTTACAAACATGAATTATGTAGAACCAAGTACGGTTAGTAGTACTCGCGCGACCCGGTGCGTAACCGGGCTTCAACCAGAAAGTGGACTAACGAATTTTATCGACTCAGGAGGTAATGTGCTGGATATGAGCTCCTCTCTTGATTTGACTGCGTCCGCTAGTGTAGACAACTTGTCATTAGCTGAGTTTTTGAAACGGCCTGTGCGTATTGGTACATTTAGGTGGCCTTTGAATGGTGACGTAAATCTCAGATTTTATCCGTGGTGGTTGTACTTAACAATACCATCCGTGTTAGAAAAGATAAGAGGATTCCGGCATCTTAGAGGCAATCTTCATGTCAAATTTGTTATTAATGGATCTGCATTTCATTATGGCAGATTGATGGCGTACTATAGACCACTAACAAATGAATACACAACACCTGTGAGCAACAATGCTAATCGTGTAGTCGATATTATGCAATGGTCCCAACAGCCGAATATTCTGATGGATCCATGTACAGGAGAAGGTGGAGAAATGATTCTCCCATTCTTTAATTACGTGGATGCAATGGAATTAGCGTATGTGCAAGACGTCGTTAATATGGGTTCTTTGTACGTAGCATCTGTAGCTCCGTTGCGTACCGCAGGCGGCCAGCTGCAGAATTTGACTGTATCGTTATATGCTTGGATGGAAAATGTAGAGTTATTTACACCAACTATTTCTGTTCCATTTTCATTTGGTACACCACCCGTAGTAAACCCTGGTGGTACGTCACCTTTTTCGATACCGATAGGAACTCCTGTGGTAACACCCGCATTAGTACCACAAAATGACGAATACACAGGTCCCATTTCCCAACCGGCTTCTGTTGTAGCTAAAGTAGCCGGAATGCTAGAGGGAGCTCCTATCATAGGCGATTATGCAAAGGCCACGAAAATTGCAGCCGGCGCAACTGCCATGGTAGCCAAAGCATATGGTTTTTCGAGACCAATTGATTTGAAAGAACCCGGAAAGATGCGGTTAGTTCCTACTGGGGGTTTAGCTACTATGAATACTGTGGACACGAGTACTAAATTGGCAATGGACGTAAAGCAAGAATTGACAATCGATGCGAAGACTGTAGGTCTTACTAACAAAGATGAATTATCAATTCAATCGTTTGGCGATCGTATGACTATGATAGACAATTT